CTGCGCATCACCGGCGTGACGCTGGAGGCGGTCGACGCCGCGGCCGGCGCCTACGCGCTCGCGATCGAGGGCGTCCGCCTCGACGCGCCCGTTCCCGCCGGCACCGCCGGCATCACCCGCCTCACCCTGCCCCTCGCCAGCCTCCGAAGGATCTGACCCCATGCACGGCATCACCATCACCGAGATCAGCGAAGGCACCCGCGCCCTCGCCACCGTCGCCACCGCCGTCATCGGTCTGGTCGCGACCGCGCCCGAAGCGCAGGCCGGCATCTTCCCGATCGACCGGCCGGTGCTGGTGCTGGATCTGGCCGCCGCGATCGACGCGGCCGGTGACACCGGCACGCTGCGCCAATCGCTCCGCGCCATCGCCGCCCAGGTCGACACCCCGGTCGTCGTCGTGCGCGTCGCCCCCGGCGCCAACACCGCCGCCACCGAAGCCGCGGTGATCGGCACGACCGTCGACGGCATGAAGACCGGGATGCAGGCGCTGCTGGCGGCGGAAAGCAAGCTGGGCGTGCGTCCGCGCATCATCGGCGTTCCCGGCCTCGATACCCAGGCGGTGACCGTTGCCGCCATCACCGTCGCCCAGCGTCTGCGCGCGATGGTCTATGCCGCCGCCCGCGGTGTCGATGCATCCGCCGCCATCGCCTACCGCGCCAATTTCGACGCGCGCGAGCTAATGCTGATCTGGCCCGACTTCCTCGCGTTCGACAACGACAGCGGCGTCAACGCCAACACCCGCACCAGCTGGGCGGTGGCCCACGCACTCGGCTTGCGCGCCCGCATCGATCAGGAGCAGGGCTGGCAGAAGACGCTCTCGAACGTGCCGGTGAACGGCGTGCTGGGCGTGACCAAGGATATCGGCTTCGACGTGCAGGACCCGCTGTGCGAGGCAAACATACTGAACGCCGCCCAGGTCACGACGCTGATCCGCTACAACGGCTATCGCTTCTGGGGATCGCGGACTTGTTCATCCGATCCGCTGTTCGCGTTCGAATCGTCGACCCGCGCCGCGCATATCCTCGCCGACACGATCGCCGGCGGGATGATGTGGGCGATCGACAAGGATATCCGCCCCAGCCTGGTCAAGAGCATCGTCGAGACGGTGAACGGCAAGCTTCGCGAGATGGTGCGGGCCGGCCAGCTGATCGGCGCCAACGCCTGGTTCGATCCGGCCAAGAACACCGCGACCACGCTGGCGGCCGGGCAGGTGACGATCGACTACGACTACACGCCCGTCCCGCCGCTGGAGGGGCTGCGCTTCAACCAGCGCATCACCGACAGCTATTTCGTCGACTTCGCCGCCGGCGTCGCCGCGGCCTGATCGCCGGCTCACGCCTGCGCCTCCCCTGCCCCCCGATCGATAGGATACCGTCATGGCCCTGCCTGCGAAGCTCAAGAACATGAACGTCTTCAACGAGGACCGCACCTGGGCGGGTCTCGTTACCTCCGTCACCCTGCCCAAGCTCGCCCGCAAGTTCGAGGGCTACCGGGGCGGCGGGATGGACAGCGAAGTCCAGCTCGACATGGGCGGCGAGCCGATGGAGCTGGAGACCACCTGTGGCGGGCCGATGCGCGACGCCATCCGTCAGATCGGCGAGGCGCGCGCGGGCGGCGTCTTCCGCCGCTTCGTCGGCTCCTACCAGAACGATGACACCGGTGGTGTCGACGCGGTCGAGATCACCATGCGGGGGCGCCCGCAGGAAATCGACTTCGGCGAGCAGAAAGTCGGTGAGGGCGGCGAGTTCAAGGACAAATGGGCACTCGTCTACTTCAAGCTCGAATGGAACGGCCGTGTCCTGATCGAGATCGACGTGCTGGGCATGGTCTACATCGTCGACGGCGTCGATCGCCTCGCTGCCCAACGCGCCATCCTCCTGTGATCCCCCGGCGCCGGCTGCGGCCGGTGCCACCCCCTCCCATTCATCCGTGAAAGCACGAAGCCATGTCCGCCACCAGCACCGCCGCGATTGCCGCCGTCACCGCCGGCTCTGCCGCACTCATTCGTACCATCACCCTCGACACGCCGATCGTGCGCGGCGAGGCGTCGATCGACAGCATCGAGATCCGCAAGCCCGCGTCCGGCGAGCTGCGCGGCCTGAACATGGTGGCGCTTAGCCAGCTGGAATATGCCTCGCTGGAGACGCTGCTTCCCCGCATCACCAACCCGCCCCTCACCGTCGCCGAAGTACGTGCGCTCGACCCGGCGGACTTCATGCAGCTGGGCGGCGAGGTCATGGATTTTTTGCTGCCGAAGGCCGCGAAACCGGCCTCCCTCGCCGAATAGAAGACCTGATGGCGGACGTGGCGACTGTGTTCCACTGGTCGCCCGCCGTCATGGACCCGATGCACCTCACCGAACTGGTCGCCTGGCACACCCGCGCCCTCGATCGTCTGCAAGCCACGAAGGGCTGACTTGATGGACCGCAGCCTTCGGATCAGCGTCCTGCTCCAGGCCGGCGACCGCGCCTCGCGCCCCTTGCGCGATATCGCCACTGGCGGTTCGCGCGTGGCCCAGAGCCTGAAGGCCGCGCGCGACCAGTTGAAGGTGCTCAATACCGAACAGGGCGATATCGACGGCTTCCGCCGTCTCCGCGCCGGCTTGCGCCAGACCGACCAGGCGCTGGGCACGGCACAGGCCCGCGTCGCGCAGCTCACCCGCGAGATGGCGCAATCGGCCAAGCCGACCCGCGACATGAAACGCGATCTCGCCGCGGCCACGCGCGAGGTCGAAAGCCTCACCCGCCAGCAGCAGAAATCGACCCGGCAGCTGGGCGAGCTGGGCACGCGCCTGCGCGATGCCGGCGTCGACACCAACCGACTGTCGCAGCGCAACCGCGAGCTGCGCGGCACGATCGACCAGGTCAACGGCGAGCTGGCCGAACAGACCCGCCGGTTCGAACAGGCCGAGGATCGCCGGCGCCGGTTCGGCGCCGCGCGCGAGAAGTTCGCCCGCACCCAAAACATGGCGACCGGCATGGCCGCCGGCGGGGCCGCCGCGATCGGCACCGGCGTCGCGATGGGCGCTGGCATCTGGCGCGGCGTGAAGGCCGCCCAGGAATATCAGTCGGTGATGACCGATATCGGTCAGAAAGCCGACCTGACCCGCGAGGCGTCGAGCCAGCTCGGCCGCAATCTGCTCATCGCCGCCCGCGCCGCCAACCAGATGCCAAGCGACCTGCAGGCCGGCGTCGATGCGCTCGCCGGGCTCGGGGCCAAGGTGCCCGACGCGGTCGCGATGATGACGCCGATCGGTCGCGCCGCCACCGCCTACAAGGCCGAGATCGCCGACCTGTCCGCTGCCGCCTTTGCCGCCACCGACAACCTGAAGGTGCCGGTCGGGCAGACCGCCAAGATCATCGACGTGATGGCCAGCGCCGGCAAGGCGGGCGCGTTCGAGATCAAGGACATGGCGCAGTATTTCCCGGCGCTGACCGCGGCCTATCAGGGGCTGGGGCAGACCGGCACCGGCGCCGTCGCGGATCTCGCCGCCGGCCTCCAGATCGCGCGCAAAGGTGCTGGCGATGCCGCCACCGCCGGCACCAACCTCGCCAACATCCTCCAGAAGATCACCTCGCCCGCCACCAACCGCGCATTCAAGAAGATGGGCGTCGATCTGCCGAAGTCGCTGCAACAGGCGTACAAGCAGGGCAAGACGCCGCTGGAGGCCATCGCCGAGCTGACCAACAAGACGCTGAAGGGCGACCTGTCGAAGCTCGGCAACCTGTTCGAGGATTCACAGGTGCAGCAGGGCCTGCGCCCGCTGATCCAGAACATGGAGGAATATCGCCGCATCCGCGCCGAAGCGGCCGGCGCCAGCGGCACCACCGATCGCGACTTCGCCGAGCGCATGAAGGACTCGGCCGAGCAGTCGAAAGCGCTGGAGGTGAACGCCAAGGCGCTCGGCGTCACCATGGGCGCACTGCTGCTGCCGTCCATCAACAAGATCACCGAGCGGGCCAATGCCTGGGCGACCTGGCTGACCACCCTCACCGAACGGCACCCACGCTGGGCGAAGGCGATCGGCATCGGCGCGCTCGCCCTGTCCGGCCTGTTCGTTGTCATGGGTGGCGGGGCGATTGCGCTCGCCGGGCTGATGCTGCCGATCGCGATCATCAATTCCGGCTTGGTCGCGATGGGCGTGGCGGGCGGCGTCGCCTCGATCGGGTTGCTGCCGATCCTCGGCACCGTCGCCCTGATCGTCGCCGGCGTCGCGCTGTTCGCCGGCGCCGCCTACCTGCTCTACAAGAATTGGGGCGCGATCGGCACGTTCTTCTCCGGCCTGTGGTCGGGGATCGAGACGCGCTTCGCCAGCGCCAGCGACGCGGTCACCGGCGTGTTCGCCGGCATGTGGGCGGGCGTGAAGTCGCTCTTCTCGCTTAGCCTGGGCGAGATCTATCAGGGGCTGTTCCGCGCGCTCGGGTTCGCGCTGGGCGCGCTCTACCGGTTCGGCGGCTCGGTCTTCGGCTGGCTGACCGGCACCCTGCCCGGCTTGCTGGCGTCGGGATGGTCAACCGCCTGGGCGGGCTTCACCGGCGCGCTGGGCGCGTCTTGGGCGTGGTTGACCACCCGCCTGCCGGCGATGCTCGCCAATGGCTGGAACATGGCGTGGTCGGGCTTCAAGGCGGCGATGCACGCCGCGTTCGTCACCCTGCCGACGATGTTCGTGAACTTCGGCGTCATGATCGTGCAGGGCCTGTGGAACGGCATCAAATCCGCCCCCGGCCGGCTGTTCGAGGCGGGCAAGCGCCTCGCCGGCTCGCTGGCGGGCGGCTTCAGGGCAGGTGCGCAGATCCGCTCGCCGTCGCGCGTGTTCATGGCGCTGGGCGGGCATATCGTCGGCGGGCTCAATGCCGGCCTCGATCGCGGCCACGACGACGCCGTCGACCGCGTCCGCCGGCTTACCCGCCGCATGGCCGCCGCCGCCGCGGTGCCGGCGCTGGCCACCGCAGGCTTGGTGACGCCGGGCATCGCCGCGGCCGAGACGCTGGCGGTACGCAACGCCGAGATCCGCATCACCGATACCGCCTCGCGCCGGCCGGCTCCGGGCACTGCCGGCGCCAGCGGCGGCAACAGCAGCGGTTCGCGTGCCGCGCTGGCCGCGCTGCCGCCCGTCACGTTCAACATCTATCCGCCCGCCGACGCCAGCCCGCAGGACATCGGCATGGCCGTACGCGCCGAATGGGAAAAGCTGATGCGCGAACAGGCCCGCGTCGCCGCCTCCACCTTTTCCGATCCGCCCGACTGGTGATGACATGACGATGATGGCCCTTGGCACCTTCCTGTTCGGCCTGCCGACGATCGCCTACCAGAAGCTGCAGCGTCGGCAGGACTGGCGCCACGTCCGCCTCACCCGCATCGGCGTGCGCGATGCCGTCCAGTATGTCGGACCCGGCGAGGATACGATCACGCTCGACGGCGAGGCGGTGGCCGAGCTTCAGCCCGCCGGCGCCGCGCTCGACGAGCTGCGCCGCATGGCCGCCACCGGCGATTGCTGGTCGCTGATCGACGGCGCCGGCCGCGTCTATGGCGCCTTCGTCATCCTCACGATCGACGAGGGACAGTCGGTGTTCTTCGCGG